GCCACCCGTAAGGTCCTCATCAACCTCCCGGGAGTGCCGCCGCTCGTTCCCGCGCCCACGGCCTTCACTAACGTCGCCATTTGGGCGTGGCGCCTCAACGGGCGCACGTTCAAGTTCCTCTTTGGCTCTGCGGGCGGCCTTTCCTCCGACGGGCGCCACTTGCTCCATACGTGTAGCACTGCCGTGGGGGACTGCGGGTCCAGCGTTCGTGACAAGAACGGCGTGTACGGCATCCATCAGCTCGCCAACGTCGAGCGTTCCATCAACGGTGCGGTGCCTGTCGTCTCCGCCTGGTTCGCCAAATTGGCGCCAGTCACTTCAACCGAGTCGTCTTTTCGCCCGGCCGCTCCGTCCCCGAGTACGGGAGCGGCTGGAAGACGTTAGACTACCTCGGGCGAGCTCCGCGGTTCACGCAACCGTTTCCGGCGCCTCCAGCTCCGGATGACGCAGCTCGGGCGGCCGTCCAACGGGTCGTCCCCGGCTTCGTAGAGGAGTACGCCATGACGCATACCACTGCCAACGCCTTCCCACGCAACATCGCCAAGTATGACAAACCCCAACCTGACGTCGACTCCACCGCTTTCTTCATCTCGCGACGGATGCGCGACGCTCACTTCCGTCCTCACGTCATGGGCTGGCGCCGGCTCTCACCGGCCGCCGCCGCCATGCATATGGATCCCACCACGTCGTGTGGGCTGCCGTCGAGTGCCTCGTACCCCACCAAGGGCGACGCGTTCGAGTCCGACGACTGGTGGGCCTCGTTCCGGGCGTTCGTCGTCGCGTACCGGGCGGGGTTGGAAGAGCCTCTGTGGTGCGTCTCGCTTAAGAAGGAGATCCGACCACTCGCCAAGATTGCGCTCGGCAAGATTCGTGCCTTCACTGCCTCGAGCGTCGAGTTCGCCGTCTTCGCCAACACCGTCGCTCTCGACTTCAACGAGCGAGTCTATCGTGCGCACCTGCCCGTCACCAACAGTTTCGTCGGGTTGACCAAGTTCTACGGTGGGTTCGAGACTCTCTTCCGGCATCTCAATCGCCATGAGCGGGGGTTCGAACTCGACGAGTCGGAGTACGATGCGTCCATACCGGAATCGTTCCTGCTCGCCGTCCGCGACTTCCGGATCGCCACGTCGGCCGACGATGTCGCCGTCGACCTGGAGCGCGTCTACCATTCAATCGTCCATTCCGACCTCGTCATGCCGGACGGGCACGTTTTCCGGAAACACGGTGGCAATCCCTCGGGCCAAGTCTCCACGATCGTCGACAACACACTCGTGCTGCAACATCTTCTCGCCTACGCGTGGGTCGTCCTCGCGTTGCGTGAGCATCCCACCTTCGATGGCGAATCCAACGAGTGGGTGTCGGTGGAGTGTTTCGAGCGACATGTGTCTGCCGCCCTGTGTGGTGACGACAACTCCCTCGGGGTCTCGGAAGAAGTCATCTCGTGGTACAACGTCAACACCATCTCTGCCGTGTGGGCCTCTCTCAACATCATCACCACTAGTCCCTTCAACGAGCCTCGCCCTATCATGGAGCTGGGTTTCGTCAGTTCCAACTTTCGTCGCGTGACGTATGGGGGAGCTTTGAAGATACTGCCCGTCGGCGAGTTGAACAAGGCGCTCTGCTCCTTCATCTGGGGTGCGGGCCATTCTCCCTCTCCCGCGCACCAGTTTGCGCGCCTCATGGCGTTGCGTAACGAGACGTGGGCTGACGAAGAGTCGCGGCGAGTGTTCGCCGAGTTGCTTGGTGATTGGAAGGAACGCAATGCCGCTCTCCTGCTGTCGATGAATGCCACCTACGACCACGACGGCAGCACCTTCCGCATTGGTGACGTGTGGAAATTGTACAAGAGTGACCAAGAGCTCTGGTCCCTGTACACCGACGAGAAGTTATTTGAGTCCACGCCCGCCCAACGGGGCATGAGTCTCACGGGTGTGAAAGAAGAACTCTCGTATCCATCCAACATCACCACATTATGTCGGGTAATAAAGCCGCGAACTACAACCCCAGCGGTGGCGGTGGCTCCTACAAGCCTGCCCCCGTCGCCAAGCCCAACATCGTCG